AACTTTTATATGGATAAAAGACGTTTTTTATTAGAAATCTTCAATTTCGTCAAAAACTTTTATATGGATAAAAGACTTTTTTTATTAGAAATCTTCAATTTCGTCAAAAAGTTTTTTTTTATAATATATATATAAATGGCAACTAAGAAAAACAATATATTACAGTTAGAAGATAATGAAAACAATATTAAAACCAGAATAAAGGATAAAAAGAAACAATATGGCAAGAAGTCTAAATCTTTTTATTATGATGAAGTAGACAAAATATTACAAAATGATAAATATATAAATGATAAATATAATAATAATTTTTCATTTAATAATGAAAATAGGGTAAAATTGGAAGCATTAAAAGAGTTAGTAAATAATTTAGAGCGTGATATAGATAATGACGGTTCATATCCGGAATTATTTGATTTAGACCTAAGTCATAAATTATATCATAAGAAGGAATTTCATCAATATAAATTAAAGGCCCCAAAAATTAATAATGGAAGTTTAGAGAAAGACATAAATAAATTATCTAGAAAAATGTGTAATCCTTCAGGACCTCTTCTTTTAACGAATCCCCAGAAATTATTAAAAAATTACATATCTCCATATACACCATATAACGGTTTATTAATATATCACGGTGTTGGAGTAGGTAAGACTTGTACTGCTGTGACAGTTGCGGAAGGTTTAAAGGAAATAATAAAAGGGAATAAGAAGAAGATTTATGTTTTATTGAATCCAAGTATTAAGGAGAATTTTAAAAATGAGATTTTAAATAAATCCTTGATAGAAAAAAGTATTGAAGAAGCAAAAAAAAAATGTACTGGAGAAAGTTATTTTATGGATGGACAAATAAAAAAAGGTTTAACAAAAAAAAAGAATATGTCTAGGTTAGTAGATAATATATTAGGGGAGTATTATGAATTTTATGGTTATATGGGATTTGTTACTAAAGTAAATAAAATAATCACAAATGTTAAAAGTAAAAATCCGAAAATTAAAAATCTTACTGTAATGAATAAACTTATAAAAAAAAGATTAAAGGAATATTTCTCGGATAGTATGATTATTATTGATGAGGCACATAATATTGCTTGTAAAATTAGTGAAAGTGGGAAAACAGAAGATAATCTAAGTATAAATGAAAATATAAATGAAAATAAAAATGAAAATAAAAGTAAAAATGAAAGTAAAAATGAAAATAAAAATAAAAATGAAAATAAAAAGGATGAACCAGAAAAATTAGTAGGGAAAATGTTCACTCCAGCGATAAAGAATGTTTTAAGAAACGCGGAAAACTTAAAGTTAGTATTATTGACGGCAACGCCTATGTATAATGAGGCTTTTGAGATAGTAGATTTATTAAATTTACTTTTATTAAATGACAAAATACCTTTAATGAAGCAAAGTGATATTTTTGATAAGGATAAAAATTTAAAATCAGGGGGTGAAATGGTATTAAGAAAAAAAATGAATGGTTATATTTCATATTTGAGGAGTGAAAATCCAATAAATTTTCCTTATAAAATCTATCCTTTAAATTATGAAAACAGATTTATTCGAGGTAGTTTATATCCAAAATACGATAAACATAATGAACCTTTGGGAGATGATATTATAAAACATTTACAAATTATAGGTTGTGAAATGAAGGGATTACAGTTAGAAGTATATAAGAAATATTATGAAGAAAGTAATTCTGGAGCATTTGATAGTGGAGCACAGATATGTAATATGGTATATGGGAATGAATTAGGATTACAAAAGGAAGATATGAGTAGTGCTTCTAATCATTATGGTTCGGGTGGATTTCATAATGCAATTGATTTTAAGGATACTACAGAAGTAAGTTGTAAAATTAACGAGGGTTATGAAGCAATGTTTGATTTAAATAATTTAGAGGGTATTTCTTGTAAAATTCATACTTTTATTTCAGGGATAATGAGAAAAATTCCTGAAGGGATAATTTTTGTATATTCTCAATTTAAGTATATTGGTATTTATCCTCTTGCGATATTTTTAGAATTAATGGGTATATTTAATTATAGTGGAAAGAATATTTTAAAAAATAATAATGTGGAACCTAGAATGGAAAATGGTAAACCACTTAAATATTTAATGAAAACCGGTGATTCTAGTAAAGAATTTGATAATTACAAGAATAAAGATGAAGTCAATAATATGGATGGTGGTTTAGTTAAATTTATATTAGGGACTAGAGCAGCTTCTGAAGGTATAAGTATATATAATGTGCGTGAAATTCATATTTTGGATCCGTGGTTTCATATGAATAGAATAGAGCAAATCAATGGTAGAGGTATTCGTAATTGTTCGCATAAATTATTACCTTTAGAAAAGCGTAATGTAACTATTTATATGTATGCTGCTATAGAACCAAAAGAGACAAATAAGGAAACCAGTGATTTAAGAATGTATAAAATTTCCGAGAAAAAAGCAATAAATATGGGAAAAATACAGAGAATAATTAAATCTTCCGCCATAGATTGTTATTTAAACAAAGAAGGTAATAATTATATGGATAATGTATGGGATAAAAATATTCAAATAGTGGATTCACGTGGTAATGAAATAGAATTTAATTTAGCAGATAAACCATTTACAGATATTTGTAATTATAGTACTGGTAAAAAATGCGAACCCATTAAATGTTTTAGTAAAGGTAATAAAGAAAAGAATTTAACAGACCAAATAGATGAAACAACATATATTAAGGAATTTTCTATAAAGGATATAGAGCATTACCAGAATTTAATTAAAGATTTATTTATAAATATTGGAAAAGAAGAGCAATATATGAGAGTAGTATTTAGATTAGAAGATATCCAAGATTATATAAAAGAAAATGATAAAATGGATATATATAAAAAGGAAGAAATATTATATTTTGCTCTTGATAATTTAATAAAGCAGGAAATAGAAATCAAAGATATGTATAATAGACCAGGAAGAATAATTAATAAAAAAAATTATTATATTTTTCAACCAATAGATTTACCAGAAGATATTCCAATAGTTTATAGAAGATTGGAATATAAACATAAGATAAATAAGGTAGTATTGAAAAATTTGGTAATAAATAAAACAATTAAGAATAATGTCATAAAGAATGGTGCCATAAAGAATAATTCCATTAAGAATGGTACAAAAAAAGAAAAAACTATTAAGATAAAAACTAAGAAAAATGTAGATAGGGAATTAAATAATAGTATAAATTTATTTTGTAAGATTGGTTTAGAAACAGAAGATTATTTTTATAATGAAAATGAGGAAACTAAGAAGAAAAAGAATATAAAATTACATTTAGATTTCTTAGAAAAATCAGGTTTTATAAGAGAAATGGTAATAATAGAATATCAATATGATAGTTTATCTATGTCAGAAAAAGAAAATATTGTAAAATTCTTAATTACAAAGATTAATGAAGTACCTTATAATTCCAAACTTCTTAAAGATTTAGTTGATTTAGATGATTTTGGCAAAATAAATCCAATCGTAAAACATTTAAATGTTTCTTTAAAAGAAGTATACGAAGATAGTGTAGATATAGTAGATGAAAAGTTAAATTATTTAATTAAATATTGTTTATATAATCATTTGGAATTTAATAGACAAGAAGGATATGAAAGAAATATGGATATTGATTATTTAGGGTATAGGATATATTCATCTAAAACTATTAGTCGTAAAATAGAGAGTAAGTTGTTTTCTTATAAGTTATACAATAATAAATTTATAAATTCTTCCACACAGGATAGAATTATATTAGATACATATCACGAAAATTACAAATGGACTAAATATAGAAATAGAGATTTGGCAGATATGTATGGATTATATTTCTGCGATAGAATTAAATTTAAACTTGTAGATAATAGAGATACAAATGCCAATAATAGAAGAACATTAAAACCTGGGGTTGGATGTGAAAATAGTGCAACTACTAACAGGAAATTACTAATACCTTTAATGAAGACTTTAAAGGACGGTGATAGATTATTGGACGATGAGGCAAAACAAAAATATAAATGTTTGGTGATAGAATTATTTTTTAGATATAAAGAACATATGAGTCAAAAGGAAACGCCAAAAGGAAAATTATATTTTTATAATCAAGGATTACATGGTGTAAATTATGAATAATTTATATCAAGATTCCATGGTGTAAATTATGAATAATTTATATCAAGATTCCATGGTGTAAATTATGAATAATTTATATCAAGGATTATATATGAATAATTTATATCAAGATTCCATGGTGTAAATTATGAATAAATATATAAATTCTATATAAATAAATAAAAAATTGATTGAATTATTATTATTTAAATTAAAATATTATAAATATTATAAATGAGTGACATTTTCACAGAAAGTATTTTATCAACTAATATTCAATTAAAACCCAATGAATATAATCAAAGTATAGACGATATTATTCTAGAAAAGATAAAAAGCCGTGTAGAAGGTAAATGTGATAAGAATGGTTATATTAAACCTAATAGTGTAAGTATAATCAAAAGGAGTATAGGAAGTATATTACAGGCACAATTTAATGGTAATTGTACTTTTAAGATATGGTATAAAGTATTATGTTGTAATCCTACAGAAGGAATGATTATTAAATGTTCCGTTTTAAATCGTAATAAAATGGGTCTTTTTTGTGAATTATATGACCATAAACCCTCACCTCTTACTATTATTCTTGCGAAACAACACCATTTGAGAGATAATAGATATGAGGAAGTAAAGATTGGTTCTTGTATTGACGTGGAAATCGTAGGTATAAAATTCGAATATAATGATACTCAAATATCATGTATTGGAAGGTTATATGATAGTAAAAGCGAAGATAAACCCGATAATGGAGAAGAAGAATATTATCAAGAAGAAGATGAAGAAGAAGAAGAAATGGAACACGAAATAGAAATTCCGGATATAAATGAAGATAAACCTAAACCTAAATCTAAACCTAAAAGTTTAATAGATTTAATGACTTCTTCGGGGGCAGATGAAGATGAAGAAGTTGGTAGTGGAAAGGCGGAAACAATGGGAAGTATGATAGATGAACCTATGGATGAAAATTTAGAGTTAAATCTGGAAGCAGTAGATTTAAATAATTCCGATTCCGAAGAAGAAAATGTATTAGGCGATGAATTAGGTTTGGATTTCGCGGGGGAAAAATTAGATTTAAATGAGGAGGCAGAAAAGAATACTGAATCCGTTCATTTAACGGAAGAACAGGAAAATATTGAAAAATTAACTAATAAAGTATATGATTTAGAAATTAAAAAGTGTGATAATGAAAAATGTATAAATTTAGTAAAACCTCCAACCGGTAGAAGATTAAAGAAGAGTTATATCACATATTATAACTATTCATTACTTAATAATATGTTTGTAGAATATTTCAAAAAGAATAATAAAAACCCTAGTAAAATATTAATTAATAGTAATTATCAATATAAAGATGATATGAATAAGTTTATTAAAGGATATTTAAGTCATATGACTATAGAAGAAACAGACGAAATTACACACGTCGTTTAAATAATAGTTTATTTGTATTCTATCATAATTTTTCTTTGTTCTTCAGTATTTTTCCATTTTTTGATTAAATTTTTATATTTATCTAAGTTTACTTTTATTTTTAGACATTTATCTAAATAATCAAGTAAATAATTATGATCTAAATAAGAAGGATAATAAATATTTTTTATTTCTTCATTTATCAATAATAAACTAGGTATAAAACTACCATATGAACAAATTATATTTTTGGATCCTATAATTATTTTTATATCTTTCTCTAAAAAATTATTTGTTTTACATTTTATATTAGGATATAAACTAAGAAGTTTATTAACACAAGGATTATTATTATCTTGTGCTACTAGATATATATTACTAAATTTATTACTACTTATAATATTTGTATAGTATGATAGAGGAGGCATAATGTAAGTATAACATATAAAGTTTTTAAAAAAAACATCTCCAGATCTAATATGTATTACTAAATCATTTAATTCTGATTTAGTGCTAGATTCATATTTTATTTTGAATAAATCTCTTAATATTTTTTTCATTTCATTTATATTTTGACTAAAACATTCCTGATTAATATTTTCTATTTTTTCTCTAAAAAAAAAATAATTTTTATCTATTATAACCTCTGTTTTATTTTCTTTATCTCCGTTTCTTATATCTCCTTTTCTTTTATCTCCGTTTCTTTTATCTCCGTTTTTTATTAATTCTAATTTTTGTTTATTAAATAAATAGTGATATGGTAATTCAATATCATAATTATAATATAACGCAATAAATATTGCATTACTAACTTGAATAATATTATTCCCTAATCTTCCATACCAACCTATTATTTTAAGGTAAGTCATTATTATTTTACTATTTTAGTATATTATTTTTATTTTTATATTACTTATCGTTATATTACTTTATTGTTATATTACTTATCGTTTATTATAATATTTTTAGCATATCTTCTAATAACTTCTCTTTCTAATTCTCTTTCTTTTTCAATATCTAAAAATTGTTTCATATATTGAGTAGCGTTTCTGCTTATTTCTTTACATTTATCTAAGTTATTTTTACACCATTTATATTTTTCTTCTAAATTGGAAAAATCATCTTTTAGAAGTATATAATGTATATTTGGAATTAATTTATCTTCCATAATCCAAC